ATTCAGTTTACGCCGATAGAGTACCGCCAGTTTATCTTCAAGAACATCTATGAGTCATTGGAGCCGGGCGGCGCACTTGTTCTGGTGGAGAAGGTCATGGGAAACAGTGATGACATTGACCAAGTGCTGGTCAAGGAATACTACGACATAAAGAGAGAGAACCAATATACCGAAGAGCAGATAAAGACGAAGCGTAAGAGCCTTGAAGGCTCCCTTGTGCCGCTCACCATCAAGATGAACGAGCAGCTGCTTAACATCAGTGGCTTCAACAAGGTAGATACGTTCTGGCGTTATCTGAACTTCGTGGCACTGATAGCGATAAAGGAGAAATAGGTATGGCAGCACCCAAAGGAAACCAATACTACCAGTTGGCGAAGGAAGCACTTGGCAGACCGAGAGCCATAGAGAATGCAGAGGAATTTCAAGAGAAGTTCCTCGAATACGTTGAATGGAGTGAGAACAATCCCATACTTGCGAAAAGGGCTTCACGAAGGGAGGGAGGCACAACCGTAAACGGAACGGCCAAAGACCCAGAGACGCGTCTGGATAGCGAGTCAAAGCGTCGCCCACTCTCCATGTACGGACTCTGTGCCTACCTCGGATTAAGCCGCAAGTGGTTTGAAATGAGGCTCAAGACACTGGAAGAAAAGGGGGATGATAGGACGGAAGAAGAGGAAGATTTTTTTACCGCCATATCACGCGCGAAGAGCATCATCGAAATGCAGCAGTATGACGGAGCCAGTGTCGGGGACTTCAATGCCACCCTTACAATGAGGGCACTCGGCTTGGGTGACAAGGTGGATATGACCAGTGACGGACAGGCAATAAGGACAACTCTACCAATCATCAACATAATGAGAGACGAACGCTGTGCCGATGCAGATAGATGTGAAACTGAATGACAAACAATTCCAGGCATACGAGATTCTCACAGACATGGATAACGGTGTCACCGAGCTATTATATGGCGGTGGCGCCCGCAGCGGTAAAACCTGGTTGGGGTGTTTCTGGCAGATAACAAATCGCCTGAAATACCCTAAGTCTGTAGGTCTGATATGCCGTGAGCAGCTTGTCAATCTGTTAGACACAACTCTCAAGACGTTCTTTGAAGTACTGGACTATCTCGGAATCACGGACCAAGTGGTGTATAAAGGCGGCATGACCAACTCCGCCTTCTTCCCCAACGGCTCCATGATATACTTCCGTTCTCTGGCAAAGAAGCCGAAAGACCCGAACTTTGACCGTTTCGGCTCCTACGGTATTACGGACATGTTTGTAGATGAGAGCCAGCAGGTAGCGGAAAAGGCCATAAATGTACTGCGAGGACGTTTCTCATTGCTTGAAGGCCCTAACCCAGACGGAACGAAGTGGCACCTCATACCGAAGGCCATGTATTCCTGTAACCCTTCAAAGGGCTGGAACTATACACAGTTCGTAAAGCCAGCGAAAGACGGGAACATAGCACCGCACAGAAGATTCATAAAGGCACTGCCAAAGGACAACCCTTATATCACGCAGGACTACATCGACAACCTTCTTCGGTCAGACAAGATAACAATCCAGCGTCTGTACTACGGAAACTTTGAGTACGACGATGACCCTGCATCGATGATTGACTACGATGCTTTGATAGACCTTTTCCACAACGAGCATATAGAACAGGCCGGAGGTCGTAGCTGCTCTGCGGACATTGCGACAAAAGGGCGAGACCGTTTTGTTGCAGGCTCATGGATAGGGAATGTATGCACAATAGCGATAGACAAGGCATACTCCCCATCGAGGGAAGTACAGGAGGACTTGAAGAAGCTGATGATAAAGGACAAGATACCCCGCACACTTACCGTAGTGGATGCGGACGGTGTAGGCTCGTTCCTGGAGTCGTACCTTGAAGGCATCAAGGAGTTTCACGGAGGTTGGAAGCCGCAAGACCCGCGATACCAGAATCTACGAGCCGAATGTTATTTCAAGCTGGCAGAGCTAATCAACGCCCGAAAGTTGCGAGTCATCTGTACCGATGAACAGAGGGAGCATATCATGGATGAATTGGGTGCCTTGAAACAGGCACACATTGACAATGATGTCGGAAAGAAGGATGTCATCAAGAAAGACGAGTGGAAAGCACTTCTTGGGGGCAAATCGCCGGACTACTCCGACATGCTCATGATGGCGATGATATTCCGAAGAACCAAAGCAACAGCAGGCGCTCAAGCATCGGTTCAAGTCCGCAGTAATGAATAGCAAAGTTCAGTAAAAAAAATGCAGATAAGGTCGATACACCAAAATTAAGAAGTAATTTTGAACATGAAGAAAAGGATTTTACGCAAAAAAGAGGTCAAACAGGACTGTCCTTACAAGGATTTCCTGCTTCTTTTTCCGTATGCAGACAAGGAGGTTCAAGAAGAACTGATTAAGCGTCTGAGGGAACAGCCGAGGCCCGACAAGCTATGTGGGAAGGAAGTTCCGAAAGACCTTAATGGCATCAGCTACGGAATGCTTGACGACCTTCGGACAGCGACAGGAAACGATGATATTGCAGGAGCATGTGCAAAGGTGCTGCTGGGTGTGGAGCCGGAAGACCTGCTGAAAGAAGATGCAAATGACGTGTTCGGCTTTACCTCATTCGTTACGGATGAGCTGAAGCGCATCAACAAGATATTCCAGAGCATCAAGGTCAACTACTCGAAAGAGGAAATAGCTGCTGGAGTCAAAGAGCTTGACTTTGGCAGTTTCGGAGTCCTTGACTGGTATGCAAGGCGAATGGGAATAACCAATCAGAACGAAGTCCGCGAAGTGGCGTGGGTTCGTATATTCCAGTGCATGAAGAACGATGCGCTGAAGAATGAGTATGAGCGCAAGCTTGCCAAACAATACAGACCAAAAACCCATAAGAAATGAAATACTTTACCTACAACGAACTGACCAAAAGCGCAACAGCGGCACGTCTTGGAATAGACAACACCCCAAACGCTACAGAAAAAGCCAACCTCAAGGCTGTAGTTGACAACATCCTTGACCCTCTGCGCGAGAAATGGGGTGCGCCGATTGTTGTGTCAAGTGGTTTCCGATGCAAGAGGCTGAACGAGAAAGTGGGCGGCTCCAAGACTTCCCAGCATTGTCTCGGGCAGGCTGTTGACATCAGAACTGTGTCCGACAAACCATCGGACAACTACAAGCTGCTGCACTTGATTATCGAAATGGGATTGCCATTCGACCAGCTCATCAGTGAGTATGTGGATGACAAGGGCCGTCCAGACTGGGTGCATGTCAGCTTCTCGCCCCGTCACAGAAGGCAGAAATTAACCTGCAAGGCAGGAAAGTATTACACAGGAATCAAGTAGAGTCGTATGTGCATCAAGAACATTGCCCCACATGGTACGGTGGAGAAGAAAATCCACAGTATAGTTGACAGCATGAATGAAGATGTTGCCTACCTGTTTATGAACTGGTCACAGGCCAATGAAGCAGTAGATAATATCAGCAAGCCGACGATAATCTATGTACTCCCCCCAGCAGGGGAGTTTGATATTAGCTGGGCGCAGGTCAAGGACAGCCCAGACGCACAGATTGCCTTTGTTGCTCCGACTGACTTTGACTTTGACGGTCACGAGAACGATGACATCATAGAGCGCATGAAGAGACTCTGTGTGCTGTTCATCAAGACTTTCAATGAAAGCGGTCTGTTTGAGCAGATACAAGGCAAGCTTGAATACCAGGTGCTGTATGACTTCTTCGACCAGAACGTGACAGGTATCGTCATCAATCCCAAGTTGAAGGAGGAAGAGGGCATTTTTGTATGTGATGACATAAGCAGGACAGAAGATAACGAGTAAGGTTTCAGTCAATGGAAGCGATAACACAGATAGTGACAAGGCATTTGGAGGAAGTGCGGAAGGGCATTGCTGCGAACATGCAGGCGATGAACCGCACAGCGTCCGGCAGATCTGTCGCTTCGCTTCTGGTTGAGGAAACGACGAATGGTGACGGCACAGCTTCGGCTTCGCTTACTGGTGGCCAGCAGTGGGCCTACATGCAGAGAGGCCGTGGGGCTGGAAAAGTCCCGTACCGTTTCTCGGACATCATAAGGGAGTGGATATTGAAGAAGGGGATAAGCTACCGCCAGTTTGCGCCGAAGAAAGGGCCAGCGGAGCGAGGACTGAAAAACCTTTCATGGATGATAGCGAGAAGTATTATGATGAAGGGAACGAAGCTTCACAGGGACAACGGCTATAACGATATTTACGACACACTGATTTCAAAGGAAATGGATGTGCTTTCGGAAGAGTCAGTGGGAATCATTGATACAGAAATTGAAAAGATAAACGAGCAATACGATGAGAGTAATAGGGATAAGTGATGCAGCAATGAACATAACAGGCACGGCTTCTATTCCAGATGAAGTGTCTTATGTGTTCAATCCGAACTATGTAAACATAAACTTCGGCACGAAGAATGATGTTATGAACCTGTCTATAACAGACGGGACAGATACTTATGACATCGAGGTTTCTTTGTTCAACGGAAAGGCGAAGTGCTATATATCCAAGTTGATGCAGTTGTTTTTCACGGACTATATCTCTACACGCTCAAAGGAGCTGACAATCATCTTGAAGGTGCAGAGCGGAGAGACTATCATGTCTATGCCGACAATGGCTCTCTGGGCTTCTGTCGAGCAGGGAAAGAAATACGGCTACTATATGCCTTTCGTCTATGACAGGGGGAAATACCCGAAATATGTCAGAGAGGTCATTTGGTTTAAGAACTTCCCATTTAGGGTGTCTTTGTTCCGCAGGACGGAAAGCTATAACATGTATGCGAAGAGCGATAACAACATACCAAAAGCAATCTATACTGGTACAGATGTTTCGTGGTCAACTCAAAGCGGAGGTGCAAGTGGTGATGGCCCAAGAGGAAGGCGCAAGGCTCCAAGAATTATAGACGGAGAGACGGCTGCACAAATCATAGAAACGCCAGCGATGCAGACCCTTGACCTTGGACTTCTTGCAGAGGCCGGAATGGAAGTGGACTTGCAGGCAACAGGCATATCCGACATAAGCCAGCTTTCAGACATGTCTCTGAAAGATGTTGTCGTGAGACGCAGAAGCAGTAGAGGTGTCAGAGAATATGTTTGGATGGACGATGACGGCGATGGGTATGATGACTGGGCAGAATGGGATGACTACATCGAAAGTGGGCTTGACATCATCACCTATTTCTCAATATGGGGAGGAAGGACAGGAATCCTGGAGTTCTCTCCAGCTTCGATGTTCCCGTACACGACAAAGCAGCTTGTGTACACCATTATGAAGGACGTGCCGCTGGGTGCTATGTTTGACGCGAACTTCGACATCGTATTTGACGAAATGACTTCCCTTGCCTACATCGTAAAGCTGACCGTTTGCGAAGACAAGGATGGCCTCTATCTCCGTTGGATAGACCAGTATGGTTTCTGGCAGTATTTCCTTTTCTCGGAGGGAACGCTGAAGAGCAAGAACAGTTTGAGTAAAGTCACTATAGATGCAGAGTATGAACAGAACGGCATATATCACGGAGCAACCCGAAATGCCCATGTGGATAACACAGACACGATAAAGTGCTGTGCCGTGAATCTCAAAGAAGAGATACTGGCATACGTCGAGACAATCTACAAGTCACCTCATGTCGAAATGTATATAGGGAAGGACTTCGGGGACAATGAAATGTGGAAGCCTGTAAACATTGTGTCTGGAAACGTAGAGAGGTCGCAGGAAAGGAATCTGTACGACTATGAAATATCAATAACGCTTCCGAATACGGTATCACAAACAATTTAAGCAAAGAGGAAATGAAGATAGCTGGAATAATTATTCTTCTGTTGGTACTTTACATTTGTATCAGATTTGTGCTGTGTGCAATCATCATTCATGGTGACATGTTGAAACGTAAAGGATTAAGGAAATGAAAGAGGAACTATATGTCTTTATTGACGATGAGCGTTACCAGCTTGACTTGACAAGTCCAAGCGGTATTACATTGAAATGGGTGTCAAACCTTTTCAATGACATATCGAAACTGACTTGTTCCTATTCCTATACGTTCAAGCTGCCTATTACCCAGAACAACCGCCGTGTGCTGAAGCTCACGGATGATATACGTCACAACGGGGGCCTGGAACGGAAGGTTATTCCTGCTGAATTTTACATCAATGGAGTGTGCCTTTGCCCAAATGCAAATCTCTATGTAAGTGACCTGTCCGACAGCATTTCGTGTGTGATGACGTGGAGGGTACTAAAGGGATTTGAAACGCTCAAGTCGAATGGCGGAAAGTTGACAGACTTAAATTCTCTCGGAACAATTCAATGGGGAGCATCAGAAGAGTACGGAGGGACAGACGACACTCATTCCAATATGGATGCTGTTCTATATCCAGACTATGATGCTGGGATGCCGCACGAAGCTGCCACTCCGCCAAAACCATGTGTACCAATCTATCGATTGCTGCAAATGATAAAAGAACGTTTTGGAGTAAAGATAAACATAGGTACCTTCATTGGAGCTGGTTTAGGCTTAAAAGGAAAGGGTAGTCTAAACAATTCAGCATATTACGGAAGAAGAGTCTATGATGACTATATTTCAAATGGAGTTCTGCCATTGGTAAATAGCAATGCCGCAAATGAAAAATATGTAGTCCGCGGCATACATAGTATAGGTGCTCATACATTAAGACATATCAAACTTGAATGTACGCAAAAATGGCAGATGTACTGCTATTTATATAGTCTGTATGGAAGAACAGCGTATGGTGTCTTGCACTATGGTATTATCGAAGGAGAATATGTCGGACTTCAACATTGCTATGATGATGGCGTAAGAGCAATTGGTTGGCTCGCAACAACACTTTATGTTGGTATTCCAATTCTTGGAGATTTCAGAGAAAGTGAGTTTATAAAAAAAGTATACGTACATCAACACGACACAGGATTGTCTCTATATAAGCAGAAAAAAAATGAGAGAGCACAAGTAGAGCATATAATTAGCCATTACTCTGGAGGGGAATGGAAGACGAGGAAGTACAAGGGTATTGAACAAGTAATAGACACTTGGGAGAGAACCGAACAAGGGAGTGCGCTAAACACCACATACGAATGCATAGAAGATACCACAAGTTATTTAGGTGTAGGAACAGGAGAAACAGGCAAAATTTTTACAGGAGGAGATTCTATAAATTTCATTGGTATTTGTGGATTCTATACCAAACAAGCATTTGCACTGAAAGGCTCATGCACGTTGCATATAACCCAAAGCGCGGTAAATAAAGGGAGAATAAATATCAACGACTATCAGTGGATATGCCTTGCAAAAAAAATGTATGACAAGGAAGAATTAGAAATTGTCACGGACAAGGATATAAATTCATGCATAGGATTTCAATCTGTGGATATTCCTGTTTATGATTCAACAACAGGTACATATGTCTGTCATTTTGATTTTGGGCAAAATTACGAAGCAAGGAAAATAAATGTTGATGAATGTGATGATGAATTATTTGCAGCGTATGTTTTTTTACCATATATACCAAGCGACTACACAGAAGACATATACGAAACAGACGAAAATGGGAATTACGTTTTAGACGAGAATAATAACAAGAAAAAAACTGGAGAAAGAAATGTATTATATGAGGGAGATATTTATTTCCAAAGTTTTGTAATATCAGAAATTGTACCAAAGGTTGAGTCTGACATATGGCCGATACAGATAAACATAACGCAAAACCTTCCAGAAATTAGTTGCTTTGACTTCGTTAAATCTCTGTTCTACATGAATGGAGCAATGCCGAGAGTAGAGAGTGACGGAGAAACGATTTCTGCAATGTATTACAAACAGCTACGAGATAGGATAAACGACGGCATCGCTATTGACTGGTCGGACAAGTTGCTTTCAACGTCAGGCGACCTTGCATCGTCTGTGAAATACCACAATACGAACTTCAGCAGGGACAACTATCTCGAAATGGCATATAGCACGAGAGAAAAGACAGAAGATGAATTGCTTGAAGAATTAGACCAGTATGGGAAAGGATATGGTTCTATACATGTAGATGATAATACGCTTCAAGAAGAAAGAGCTATATTCAAGTCCCCATTCCATCCCGCATATATAAAAAACATACGATACCCGTTAATCAAGACAGGAAGGACTTGCAAAGTATGGGAAGGTGACAAGACACTTGTCAAAAATGTACCACCGATATATGGAGTAATCAATTTGCGTAAACTGGACTCTTCATTTGAAGACATCAATATAACAAGACCTGGGCTTGTAGATATCAATAAAAATCATATACGACTGGATATATTTTCTCCATTCGACGACGAAAATTTAATGGATGATTTCTTCGGTTATCTAAAGTCAATTCTGAACAATTACGTGCTTGTTAAAGAAAAGTTCAAGTTACAAGAAATAGATTTGAGGGAGTTTGACGAGTCTATGCCTGTGTATTTGTCAAAGTACAATTCCTTCTTCGCAGTTAGTTCCATACAACGTGACAAAGAAGGTATTTGTACGGTTGAACTACTTAAATTGCCAAGAGCTTCAGAAGAAAAGACAAGTATGTTAGATTTGTCTTATGAGGTTGAAATCATTTCAACAGGAATGGTAACATTTGATTCTGGAGAAAATGATAATTCAAATGTATATATACAAAGAACACCTAAGGGAGAATGGGAAACTACAGAAGAAAGGAGCATAGCTTTTGGCTCAGAAGGAATATATGCAATCACAGCAGACAATGTATCTTCTGAAAATCCGGTATTACGTATTTATGCTTCTGCTGTAGGACAGTATCGGTACACTTATACTGACAATGGATCTGGGGAAAGGGTTAGTATATTAAGAAGCGAGGCAAACATATATTATGACGGTAATCTGTGGAGTAATGGAAACGGATTTGAGGCTATAAACGACGGCGACGGTGTTTGGCATAGTGTAGAGATAGAAATACCAATCCGTAATGAGTTAGGAATAATAGTCGAAAGAAGGCGTTGGAAATCGCCATTTTTCGTTAGTGGGAAAAGTGTTATTGATTTCGGCGAAAACGACACGAGATATGAATGGGAATACAATTATGACAATCCTCTTCTTTCATTTTTAATTCAAGATGTTAATAGCCTTGACAACCAGATAGGATTTGAAAATGGTTCAAATGGGACAGGAAGCATATCAGGTAGGATGTATATCCCTATCAACCAATATATACCAAAGTATTTGTTTAGGATAAAAAAGACCTATAGCCAATATAAATTAAGTTGCTCTGTCAGCCGTGTGTTTTCTTATCAACTCACAAAAAAAGTAGGATACAATATAGTTTTTTCACAGTCCATGAATGTAAAACTGAAGGTGTACTGTGATGAAATAAGAATAAATGGCGATACCACATTAACAATCCCATTAGAAGAATACTATGGCCAGTATCACATTTTCAAAATAATAGCAGATATTGAAAACGAGAATGGAGATATAATAGAGAGATTTCGCCGTAAAATATATTGGTTCGGGTCTGACGTTGATGAAAGCGTAATGACTGATGATTTCGGTGACGAACATGATGGTGACAATTCGATAAAGGTAAACAGAGTATATATAACAGGTCCTTATATTTTGTCAGACTTAAATGAATACAACTATAAACTTGCTTTTTCTCCAGAATACCCAGATGTAGATGTATCAAGCGTACAAGTTTCTTCAAACGCAGATTCTGGATTGTTAGACATCTTGAACGTAAGCAAAGCAGGGTTTACATTACAAGCACTGTCTTTGCCAGATGTAAGAGAGATTGTAGATTTAACAATAAGAGTCACACTTGAAGATGATTCGTATTTTGAAGAAACAAAACAAATTGGTATTCAAAAACCAGGAATTTATTTTTACTTCAATGGAAGTGAAAATGTAAGAAGCTTTGATGCTCTAAATGGAAGTGGTTCTATAACTTACAAGATAGTGTTATTCAATAATACAGAATTTACAATACATAGCATAACATCGTCAAATGGAGCAATAACTATACAGAACATAACAGAAGATGAATTTACCTTGGTAGCACAAGATATAGTCCAGGATGAAACAACGGTAGTTTCTGTAACTGTTGTGGTTACAGGTGTTGAAATCACACGTTCTATAGAGGTAAAAGCATTGTTGAAAAACATTTGGTCAATAGAAACTCTTGATACAGAAGGTGCGCTGATAATTGACAGAAATGGGAGCTTCTATACAGAAGCACAGTGGAAGGCTTCTGGTATATTGAATGAAGATGCGGATGGTGTAGCTGTTTCTGACGGTACGCATCGATTCATAATAGCAAAAAATGAATTTGTTGGAATAATCGGTGGATATTGGTATGAAATGGTAAACGGACAAATAGTAGAGCATGGAACTCTTGTAAGTGGTCAGGTTACGGCAACCAATCAAGACGATGCAAGTACTGATTTCAATGGTATAGCAAATACGACTGCAATCATTCAACAAGTACAAGATACAGATGTTGGATTATTAAGACATACACAACAATTCCCAAGTGGAATACAAGGCTATCTCGGAGCAGTAGGAGAATGGCTGATAGTTTACCAAAAGCGTGACAAAGTGAAGCGGCTATTAGAAGCAATAGGAGCATCTGCAATGTTTGATACAAGAACGAGCGGTGGTACGTTATATTTCCCTCAATACTGGACTTCAACACAAGGCAACCAGTATAAAGAATGGTCTATTATGTCACAATATAGCGGTTATATATTGGGAATGGAAACCAAGAAACCACAAGCTGGTTATGGGGTTTTATTAAGAGCCTTTGCAGAAGTCCGACAAATATCAAATCCAATAACAAGAGGTTCTATTGCAATACAAGGTGCAGACTCATTTGAAGCTACTGGTGGTGTAGGGTATGAAGATTATGTAATCAATATATCGCCTGTTGGTGCAACAATAAGTGAGCTGACAGTAACATCGGACAATTTAGCCGTTACTATTAGCAATGTTTCAAATGCTGGGTTCCGCGTTTCTGTGAATGGTGTCAATATCGACCACGTTGCCAATATAACTGTAAGGGCAAGAGTGAATGGTTTAATAGAATCTGCAACAAAGCAAGTGAGCGTGGAAGTAGGATTAAATATGGACAGGCTTGATGAAGAACATGCACTTATCATTGGCAAGAATTATCATTTGTATTCAAAGGAAGAATGGGAAGAATCTGGACTTGGAATAAATGACATGGAAGGTATCGCAGTATCAGACGGTACGCATCAATTCATCATGGCAGCAGAAAACGCAAACGGAAGTACGCTTTATTACTGGGGAGGTGGCTTTGACGCATTCCGTATAGAAGGGCTTGGAAGTGGAACATCTGATTTCGATGGTGAAGGAAACACAGAGAGGATTATAGAAACCATAACAGGCTCCGACGGATATTTTACCGAATCACCGTATAGTGCAGCAGCTGTTGCCAAACAGTACACATTCCCTTCTGGCAGTCACGGGTATTTAGGTTCTGCAGGTGAATGGAATATAGTAAACAATTACTACGGCAAGATAGAAACATTACTTGAAGCTATTTACGGTATAAGCCTGGCACGAGAAACGAATTACACATACTGGACTTCTTCTGGTAGTGGAGGACGTTTTGGAGCTACGCGTGTTGATGTATTTAATTGTCAAAACAGAAGTGGAACAGTATATCGTTCATTCGGGAAGGTAGATAGTGATGAAAAGCGATGTCTCATCCGTGCTTTTAGAAAAATAAGATAATCGATATGGCAGATACAAGAGTAAAAATCGTAGATATTCAAGTGCGTTATCAGCAGGCAGTAGAGGGCATGGCAAAGTACCGTGCCGCTATTGCCGAGGTGAAGAAGTACCAGAAAGACCTAAAGAAGGAGCTTGCGGACGGAAAGATAGCTCGTGAGGACTATGACAGGAGCATGGCAGCGAGTGATGTCCTCATACGTCAGCAGGGAGAAATCTTGCGCACCTTGACAAAGCAGGTGAACAACCAGGTAAAGGCCCAGCAGGAAGAAGAGGGGTCTCTGAAACAGCTTCGTGCGGAGTTGTCAAATGCGACAACCGCCTATGATGCCATGAGCCGTGCCGAGCGTCTGTCAGCAGCAGGTCGTGAGTTGCGTGACAAGATAAACGGCATAACCACTGAACTGAAAGCCGCAGAGGAAGAGACACAACGCTTCTACCGTAATGTGGGCAACTACAAGAGTGCCACAGAAGGTTTGGAGGCAGTTCGTGTGAAGATAGCAGATGTAGGCAAGCAGCTATTGAGCCTAATCGGAATCGGTAGCGCGATGCAGTTCAGCAAGCAGGTTATGGAGGTCACCCGAAACTTTGAGGACGGAATGGCGAGGGTACGGGCTGTTACCAATGCTTCAGCAGAGGAAATGAAGATGATGACAGAAGAGGCAAGGGAAATGGGCCGTACTACAATCTACCATGCCACAGATGCAGCACAGGCCATGGAGAACCTTACTCGTGGAGGCTTTACTGCATCAGAGGCAACGGCGGCACTGTCGAGGACTCTCCAGTTGGCACAGGCAAACACAATCAGCCTTGACCAAGCCAGCGACATCATGATACGCACGATGAGGGGCTTTGAACTGCCTATCGAGCCGGAAGAAATGGAACACGCCAATGATGTGCTTTCCAAGACGGCATCAACATCTTCCACAAATGTAGTGGAACTTGCAGAGGCGTTGAAGAATGCAGCCCCATTCGGTCATGCCCTTAACCAGTCAGTGGAAGAGGTAAACGCCGCTTTGGGTGTACTGGCAGATGTCGGTATCAGAGGCGCAGACGCAGGTACGGCACTGCGTATGGTTATTCTCGGCTTGTCCTCTCCGACTGCCAAGCAGCAGAAAGTGTTCAAGGAATACGGTATCGAGATTAACCAGGCATCTTTAGAGTCCGAAGGATTGACCAAGACATTACAGAGGCTCAAGGCAAGCGGAATCATGGAAGCATCCAATTCCGCTGAATTGCTTTCCGCTGTCTTTGGCCGTAGGTGTACGCCACAGGTTATGGCTCTGGTAGGCAACATTGACAGGCTGGAAGAAAAGCTTTTGACGCTTACAGAAGCACAAGGGACAACCGAAAGGATGTTTGACCAGTCCTATAGCAATGTATCAAAGTCTGTCTTTGCCCTCCAGTCAGCATGGGAGGACTTCAAAATCTCCATTGGAGAAAGTTCTAACGGTGCTTTGTTAGAGCCAATAGATGCAATGACAGCAGGAGTGCGGTTCCTGTCACAGCATATCGGTGAGCTGGGTCACTTTATCCTGTCGCTGATAGCTTCTATCAGTTTCCTAAAGCTTGTCAATCATGCCAAGGCATCTTTTGAGACTATCCGCAATTCCGCAGTTCAAAATGCAGAGGAAGCATCTACTACTGTAAGGACACTCCAGCAACAGGAACTTACCTTGCGAAAGACAACAGCCTCACAGACGGTAGCGTTGGAGAACTCTACAGGAACAGAGCGGATGATGATTGAGGCAAAGCTGTTGGCAAACAAGCGAGAGCTGGCAGAGACGGAAAAGGCGTTGGCAAAGGCCAAAATCAATGAAATAAAATTGTGGGAGCAAGCAGCAGCCGTCAACTCTGGAAATGCTTGGAAGAGCGCAATGGCAGCAGCCACGATTGCCACACAGACGTTCTTCACAGCGGCCAAGACAATGGCAAAGACATTCGTGCTTACTGCCTTGTTCCAGTTGGCATTTGAAGCACTCTACGGCCTAATGAACCTTATGAGTTCCGCGACGAAGGGTGACGGTGTGTTTGCCAAGTTGACATCAGCAGTAACCGACTTCGTAAAGAAGGGTATAAACTGGCTCATTACGCAGGTCAAGGCTGTTGTGTCGTGGTTCAAGGAGTTTATCGAGAACAGCCGTATCGCACAGGTTTGGCTTGTTGGCTTCAAGACACAGCTTCAAGTTATCGGAGCGACATTCAAGACGGTATGGACTATCTTCAAGACTGGAATCAAGCAGATTTGGAACGCCTTTAAGGGGCTTATAAGCATTATCGGTGGTGTGGCCACAGCCCTTGAAGGTCTCTTCTCTCTCAACTGGGAGCAAATCAAGCGTGGTATCAAGCAGGTAGGAAATGCGGTTATTGACTTCGGCAAGGACACAATCGGCACCTTCAAGGATGCAAAGAATGAAATTGTGCAAAATGCAAAAGACGCATACAACGGTGTGACCGATGCTGTAAAGTCTGCTGCCAACAGCAAGGCATTTGGTGGTGGAGGCAATTCGGCATCTTCTGTAAGTCCGAAGCCGGAAACTGAATCTACGACACCTGATGAAGCCGTCGCTGAGGAAGCCGAGAGCGAAGGTGACAAGCCCAAGACCACCTATGCAGAGGACGCAAGGAAGGCAAAGCAGGATTGGGAAGATGCGAAGAAAGAATACCAGCGTATCATTAAGGACCAGAATGCAACCAGTGAGGACGTTCTCGAAGCTCGTAAGGCAATGGAAGATGCACAGAAGAGCTATGAGGACTTGACTGGCAACAAGATAAAGAGCGGTGGCAGTAAGTCAGACAGCAAACAGGACAACACCATTAAGAAGCAAGCAGAATTGGAGCGTAAGGCACTGGAGGAAGCGGAGCAGGCCATGCTTGACTTGCTGAAGGACACAGCGGCCAAACGTCGCGCCCAGCTTGAAAAGCAATATGATGATGAGATACGCAAGCTAACGGTAAGGCTTGCCACAGAGAAGAACTTGACGGAAAAGGCTAAAGAGGCCATACGTCAGACCATTATTGCAAAGGAGGAAAAGAAGAAACAGGAACTGGCGAAGCTCGATGAAGAAGAGTTGAAGAGAGACATCGAGAACAGGCAGAAGCTCATCGCGTCCAGATTGGAGATTGCAAAGAAAGGCTCCGAGTATGAAATGAACCTCAAGAAGCAACAGATTGCTGAAAAGCTGAAGCTTGACGAAAAGGCTCTTGAAAAAGAGCGGGAAATTGCGATGGAAGATGCACAGCAACGTATTGATAAAGCTGTTGAAGCCTACGGTGCAGAATCACAGGCAGCGTCGGATGCAAGATTGAGATTGCTTGAAATCGAAGCCGATTACGAGGACCGTCTGATGAACATGCAGGAGGCCGCAAGGCAGAGGAATCTTGAACTTGAAGAACAGTATCAGCAGCAGCTCATCGCAAACCGCCAGCAGGCTTTCCAGAACCAAATCATGGAGCTGGATATTCAGAACCAGGAACGGTTATTGAAGGAGCAGGAAGATAGCGACCTCTATCTTAATCAAGAACTCGGAAACCAGATGCTCCACTTGCAGGTTGTCACGCAAGGGGAAATGGATATACTTGCCGTAAGACAACAAGCCGCAGAGCAGAAGTACAATGACATCGTTGCAGCCGGGCAGCTTGAAAGCGAGACGACGGAAGCCTATAATGCCCGAGTCCTTGCAGCAGAAAAGGCGAAGGTTGATGCAAAGGCAGCATACAGAAAGGCAGAGCTGACAAACGATAAGGCATACCTACAGGCAGAGAGGGCCTTGACTAACAGCCTTGTGTCTCTTACGTCCGTATTGGGCGAGAGCAACGAGGAATTTGCCATGTTGAGCAAGATTATTACACTGTTCCAGATTACCGTAGATACTGGCCGTGCTTTGTCTGCTGGTATTGCGAGTGCATCTGCTTTGCCATTCCCTGCAAATATGGCAGCTATAGCAACGACTGTTGCAACTGTCCTTGCAAATGTGGCAACGGCCATAAGCACGGTGAAGTCTGCAAAGTTCGCTGAAGGTGGTAAGGTGAATGGACCAGGCACGGGAACTTCTGACAGCATACCAGCCCGTTTGTCGAATGGTGAGTTTGTGATGACAGCAAAAGCCACGAATATGTTTGAGCCATTGCTTGCCGCCATGAACGCCATCGGTGCAGGGGTAGTTCCTTTGGCTGTGTCTAACGGCTACAGAGAAGCACCGCTCTATGCAGACGAGTTGCGAGACAGCTTCACGGAAAGCTTCAAGGAAGCCGCAAGTAACATTCATCCCGTGGTGTCTGTAGTTGAGATTACCGAAGCACAGAGGCAGGTGGAAGTAATTGAAACACTTGATAACCTCTAAAATCCGACACCATGACAAGATACGAATTGCTGACAGCCAATTATTCGCTCATTAAGCTAATGGCAGAAAACGGCATCACGCCAAGGGATATTGAGAACATCCAGCTATTTTCAGAGTTTAATGAAATGAAGTCAAAGAAGCACAAGACGTACTACATTGTGGCATATCTGTGTGAAAAGTACAACATGTCTGAAAGGGGTGTTTACAATATAATAAAGCGCATGAAAAAGAAGGTAAAGCTATGAAGTTCTACAACACGATAGAGGAAAGTCATCTGTACTTTGGGGACAACCTTGAAGTCATGGATGACTTGCCAGCATACAGCATTGATTTGATTGTGACAGATCCGCCGTACAACTTCACGAAGGCGAACTGCACGAAGATGTATAAAGAGACTTCCAAGAAGCTGATGTCGAAGTCCGGCCTGTATGACTACGATGACGAAACGGAAGAGTGCCGCATCAAGTCCGGCTTCTCAAAGGAGGATATCTATCGCTGGTTGAATATGACACCGCGACTGATGAAGAAGATGAACGCCTATATCTTCTGTTCCGAAGCACAGGTGCCGATATATGCACAGTGGGCAGAAGAGTACTGCTGCAAGTTCTCAATCCTTGTCTGGGAGAAACCGCTGACCATTATCAGCAAGAGCCGCTTTTCACAGAACGCGGAGTTTATTGTCCGCATCTATGATGACGGCACAGCCCTTAACAAGCTGGATGACTGCGATTGTTACAACCGTGTCCTGCATTACCCCCCTGTAGTGAAGAAAGACCACCCGACACAGAAGCCAGTGGAACTTATGGCAAGGTTCATACGTCTGTCATCGCCTGAAGGTGGTGTAGTTCTTGACCCGTTCATTGGTTCTGGCACAACCGCCGTAGCCGCCCAGCGTCTCGGAAGGAAGTACATTGGGATAGAAAAAAACAAGCGGTTCTACAAAATTGCAGAAGACCGCTTGAAGAAGGAAGGGGTGCAGCTTACGCTATTCTAACTTATACACCTTTTGGTGAAAGATGCCATTCATAAGGATATAGAAAGCATCGTTGTCTGGCTTAATCTCGTATCTCTTTTTGTTGACATCAAGCACAATCATGTCAATATAAGAAACAAGGTCATCGTATTCTATGGGTTTTATTTGCGTCTTGTAATCATGCTCTATTGCATATTGTAAACGGTCAAATTTTTCTTTCTTGAAGGTTTTACGAGACGGATATCCAGATTGTGGATTAGCATAAAGGGTATCGTTCTTTTCGTCATCAGATAGCATAAATGCAGCACAAGGCCATTCGTCATTATAGAACTTGAAGCCAAGATAATAGAGTCCGTTACTGGATAATTTCTTATCTGGGTATATTGTGTAAACGGCAACATTATCCGTGAAGTGTAATCGTAAATGAGCAAAGCTAATCTTACTTGCATAAAATGACAAGGTGTTGCTCTTCGACAAATACAGATGGTATAGCGAATCCACCAAAATAGAACCGTCGGCCTGTTTCCAAACTTTTGTGTCAACCGCTTTTGTGTCTGTCTGCTCTGTTTCTTGTTGGTCTGTTGAACTTCCTGTTAGTAACATTGAAAGCCCGCCAAATACAATACTGGAGGCAAGCCAAATGCCAATCACCCAGAGAATAATCTTTTGCGTTTTCTTTGTCATAATTCAAGCGTTTAGAATTTGGCCGCAAAGGTAGTAATTTTCTTTGGTTTTCTCGCAAAAAATCACGTTAAAAATTTGCGTATTTGATAATTTTGTTGTACCTTTGAAGTAGCAAATAAGATAAGTAACAATCATTCAAAACAAAATTCACAATGGCACAGAAATTCTTTTCAATCGAGTGGTATTCCGACAGAAACGGAGAAATTGTAGGAATCGTAACGAGCAACAAATTAGCGGAGCGCACCTTTGATGAGATACAGGACTATTGTATCAAACTTGCCAAGAGCCTGCACTGCAAGGGTGGTGTCCGCAACGAGTACGGAATGAAGGTATTTGACTTCAACTGGAGTCCTTCATGTGAAAATGAAATCTGCTTCTCATGGAGTAGCGAGGACCTGCTGAACGAGTTTATCAAGAACCACACTCCAGAAAAGGAGGCATCATGGCAGCGGCTCATGGAGCGTTTCGATGAGTGCAAGAAGCTTCACAGCGACAGCATGATACTGTTACGCATGGGTGACTTCTACGAAACCTACCATGATGACGCACAGACAGCGGCAAGGGTATTGGGTATCACGCTGACAAAGAGAAGCAAGGACGGCACTCGCATGGCTGGTTTCCCACATCATGCACTCGACACCTATCTGCCGAAGCTGGTACGTTCTGGCTTAAAGGTGTGCATCTGTGACGAGAAGAACGAGCCAGTCGAGAAGGTTGTGCCGATGGTGAAACTCTAATCAAGAAGGGTATGAGCAAGTGGATATTCCAAGATATACAGGACATTCAGCAGAGTGTCCTGTATCGAAAGCCCCAGGCAGAGGGGAAGGAGCTTGACAAGCGCATAGAGGAATACTATGCAGCCCTGCGAGAGAAGGTAGAGCCAGAGACGTTCGTGCGCTATGAGCTGTATTTGTGTGACATCTATGTAGATGTTGACTACATCGCAGTGGAAGCCTATGCCATATATGGTGACAAGGCAAAGCGCAGCCTTGTAATCGGGTGGCTGGAAAAGCACAGAAGCGACCACCATGTATTAGAATACGAGGGGTGAAATAGAGCGAGGTGCAAATAATTTGTGAATATGATAAATTTTTGTTCAAAAAGTTTGTGTATTTGATAAATTATTTGTACCTTTGCAATGCAAATAAGATAAATGTAATTCAAAACTAACATGGCAAGTAAAGTCTTTGAGAACACATCAAGGCGTATCGTCATCTACAGCGACGACGGTTCCTGCAAGTTGATTGCCACAAGAAGGGCAAACAAAACAGAGCGTTACGGCCACACGGCGTTTAGGGGTTCGTACTGGATATTGAACACCTTGAAGCGCACGGTTGGGGGCTATGAGCCGATAGTCTTTAGCGGATTGAATTACCGCTATGATTTCAAGAAGGACATTATCGATGCGCTACAGAGTTCGACAAGATTTACTGAAGCCTACAAAGAACTATCCGCATGAAACTTTTTACAGACAATCCAGATTTCTACCCGACCCCTACTACTGTCATTGAGCAGATGATGATGGGTACGGACATTGTGGGAAAGACCATACTTGAGCCGTCGGCTGGCACAGGAAACATTGTGGACTGGCTAAAGGCAAACGGGGCAGGCAAGGTCATTGCTTGTGAGAATGACCAGAACATCCGCAAGCTGCTGAGCGGCAAGTGTGACATTATTGCAGAGGACTTCCTAACCGTTACGCCGGAAATGGTAAGCCACATAGACTGCATCGTTATGAATCCTCCGTTTTCAAAGGGAGCCAGGCATATTCTTCATGCTTGGCAGATTGCACCTGCTGGCTGTGTCATCATAGCACTTTGCAACAGCAGTAACCTTGAAGGGTATAACAGAAGGGAGTACCAGGAATTGCAGGAAACCGTGAATCTGTACGGTAATAGTGAATGGCTCGGAGAGGTGTTTAAGGAAGATGCAGAGCGCAGGACGAGAGTTTCCGTATCGCTCGTAAAGCTCTACAAGGGCGGTGATGGCGAAGATGAGTTTGCTGGCTATTTCTTCTCCAGCGTGGATGAGGACGCGGCCAACAACAACGAGACGGAAGGCATCATGCAGTACAATGTTGTCCGTGAGCTTGTAAACCGCTACGTCTCTGCTGTGAAGCTGTTTGATGAGACCATGCAGGCGGCAAAGCGGATAAACGAGACGGCAGAGTTCTACGACTATGAGATAGGCGCGGACGGTGAGCAACACAGGAGGTCATACGGATATTTGCCTATCAAGTTCGGTGCCGTGACGAAAAACGAACACCCGACGGCAGTCACGCATGACCAGTACAAGAAAGAGCTTCAGAAATACTACTGGGACATCATATTCCGAAAACTCAACATGGAGAAGTACGCTACGCAGCATCTTCGTGAGCAGATAAACAAGTTCATCGAGAATCAGAAGCACATTCCATTCACCATGGGAAATGTTTACCGTGTCATTGATATGGTGATACAGACAACAGGCCAGAGGATGCAGAAAGCCCTTCTTGAAGCCTTCGACCATATCTGTTCCTTCTCTGCCGAAAACAGCACGGCAAAAGAGACGTGGAAGACAAACGCGAACTACATGGTGAACAAAAAGTTTATCGTGCCTTGGATGTGTTCGCGCTACGAGTGGGACTTGAAGGGAAACCTGCTGAAGCTTGACTGGAACTCCCACCTTGAAAAGCTGGAGGACGTGAACAAGGGGCTGTGTTATATCACAGGACGGAAGTACGAAGAGATACGCAGCTTGCGTGATGCAGTCAACGAGAAGCTTCCGTTATGGGGAGAATGGTTTGAATGGGGCTTTTTCCGTTGTCGTGGCTACAAGAAAGGCACCATGCACTTTGAGTTTCTGGATGAAGATGTATGGTTCAAGTTCAATTACGAGGTGTCAAAGCTCCGTGGCTGGAATTTGCCGAAAAAGACAGAGAAGAAGCGCAAGGCCACGCAGCGAAAGAGTCAAGATGAAGAACAGCCGACTTTGTTCGGAGAAATGAAAGTATGTTAGATGCAATAAAGTCATGGATAAAGAGCGTATCTGTTATTACTGTAAGAACGTCTATAATGACGGCATTACATGTCCTGCCTACAAGTGCGAAAAGACAGGTGAGAGAAAAGAGAGTTTTGACACGTGCTCCGATTGGGAGGATTACGAGGAGGAGTAACCATGTGTACTATAATGACAAGAGAGGGTGCTAAATCTTGGTGGGGTATAGAGTTGCCAAAGAATGTTCACCACCTCATAAAGGAGATAGGCAAGGATTGGCAGGAAGTCACCTACAAGGAGATAAACGCCAGACGCAAAGCAAAGCAGGATTTTCACATCTATGAGAAACGTGCCAGCGAAGAGGTAAGGCCGTGCGTTATCTGGGTGTTCTACAATCAACCGCTTTGGAGCATGTCCTTTGGAGGGTGGTATCTGTACGTCCGCACTCTAAAGGGTGACTTCCCTCTGAATTGGAAGTGGCCGAGAAAAGACCTCATTATGCAGGTGAAGCAACTGTTTTCATGTGGATTCCTGCCATTTGGTGATATTTACGACGAGTGTTGGTTTGCTGCCTTCGAGAAGAAATACCACCGCCCAGGAAAGCGAAAGAAGAATGCAGTGGCCTTTGCTAAATGCCGCTTTAACAAAAGAGGTGACATTGTAGAAATAATGAGATAAGTATGATAGTTCACCGTTTCATGTCGGCCAGGGAGTATCAAAAGCTGATGGCTGGAGAGGTCTTGCAGAACAGCGACAAGCATAATGGGTACAAGAGTACCAGTGTCGGCTTCTGTTTCTTCACAGAGCCGCCGAGTGATGCCATTCACTGGCTGGGCGGCAATGTTGATGCTGACTATTGTGTGACGATGGATATACCGAAGGAAAGGCTGACTCAATCAATAGGACGCTATCGCGATCCGTCGAAGCACGACCCGATGAGTCCGTATATCTCAAGCAGTCAGTTCATGGTCAAGAGGGAATGGTGCTGCAAGAAGTATTCAACAAGAACGGTGAAGGTTCTGAATGTGACTACCGAATACGAGCAATACACGGTGTTGAGACAGATTCTTATACAAATGGGTTTAATCAAATAAATCATAAAAATCATGGCAAAAGCTGATAAAAAGGAAGTGCTTCGTTCTTTGTGGCACTCATCAACGGAAAGTCCAGGGCAGAAGTATGTGTATGTTCTGTTCAAGGTGAAGGGGCATAAGGCCCTATTATGTGAGTTAATAAGATTCCTCTCAGATGGCGTTACACCTGCAACCGTAGCATTTAAGATGAGTGACGGAACGCCAAAGCTTGCAGTGGCATGGGCATACGCAGAAGAGCTTGCCTGTACCATTACGGAAGGAATGATAGCGCAGGCCAAAGATGCGGCTTGGGCATGGTATAAGGAAGAGGAGGCGCAAGATGAAGAAGATTGAACTGTCACAGGAAGATTTTGAGTTTCTGAAAGAGCTTCAGCACGAACTCAATACACAAGACACGGACGGCCAGGCAGAGCCGAGGTACTGGATGGTCATGGAAAAAGAGACAATGGCAACCCCTCCAGGTGTCGGTCAAGCCTACATTTATTTGGGCGACGGTGATGTGCGGACACATGAAGAGACTGTGCAGTTTATCAAGGAGAATATGCAATGGTGCGACAACGAGGCAAAGAAGAAATGGAAGTCAGTCAACAAGAAAGACTTTGACGAGGTGCTGGAATACCTCAAAGAAACC